CCGCAGGTATAGGGCAAGCCGCACAAAACCTTAAAGGGCCACTAACAGTGACGGATATCATGGGTAGGGTTGAACAAGGCATTGATGGACTAGAAAAAGAAATACAAAAAAATCCACAAGACCCTTTTGCCCAAACATTTAGAAGCTTTTTAGAAAAAGAAAAAGACAGGGTCAAAGTCACAGGCAAAATAGGCATGAACTATCAAAATGATAGACTCATCAAAGGCGGCAAACCCAACAGCAGATATATCCGTGCTGTGCTTAAAAAGTTTTATGAAGAACTCAATGATTACATTGAGAAGTCTGCAGACAAAGCCACACGTGACTACTATGCCAAACAAAAACTCCCATCATTCAGACCTGAAGTTTAATTGTATTTCCGGGTGTTTATTTTATACAACCAGTAATTTGTAAAGTGTATCTTGGATCAACTCCAATGTTGCTGGCCGCGTGTGGAGTATCAGGTTCCCATAAAACATATTCACCTACTTTCCAATTTACAAATGCTCTGCCATCTACTTCAAAGTAATGTCCTGGTTTCCAGTCTTCTAAGAAAACAATAGCACGTCTTACTTCGTCACGTTCTTTGTTAAACACTTTACAATATGTGTTATAATGATCCACGTGTGTAGGCATGATATCTAATGTTTCCATTTTGTAAAATACAAAACCAGGATTATGTAAATTTAGTAATTCTGCTACTTGAATTACATAGTCAGGCATTGGATTTTTACTGTTATACATTTTGCCTGTTGTATTTTCATGCGTATAGCCTTGCACACGCCAAGTATCAGACTCAGCACCTGTAATGGGTTGTCTAACGTAGTTGAAGTGTTTGTATCCTTCGTCCCATAGTACAGGACATTTACCTTTAGTCCACATCTCTTATTGTATCCAATGTTACGCAGTGAAATCCACCGCCAAGTGTACGTTGATGCCGCATTGGCAACATAGCACACTCTATACCATGTTGTTCAAGAGCCTTACGCAACGGCTGTTGATGTTCTTCTAATGCAACTAACTTTGTATTTAAACTAAACAAGTTCATGTTAATCCATGTGCTTGCATTACACCATTGTGGAAAGTGACCTATGTCTACAGGTTCAGGACACCATATAATATCCCAACTTCTAAACGGTTCAGGCAAATCTTCTTTTGTTTTTATCCTGCTTGGATTAGCAAGTAATAAACCCTCACGTAAAAATGCAACAGTGCTATCAATGTGCATGTAGCTATAAACATTTTGTAATAGATTTACTTTAGCAGTAGCGCCTAAGGCGCCTTGTAATAAATTTGCACCTAACTTGTTTCCACTGTTGCTAACCAAGTATAACAGTTGGTCATTTGCACGAATTATATTTGCGGCATCAAAAGCAGGACTGTATTCATTAAGTGCTAAAATATCTTTATTGCCAATACATTCTTTGTTGTATAATTCACTTTCGTTCAAGCAAAGTATTTCTTTTGGGCTATCTAAATGATCTTTAAATGCTTTCCACTCGCCTTTTCTTACACGTATAGGCATTGGTGTAGCAAGTGTTAAGTTACCGTGTATAAACACACTGTCTCTTGGACAGTAATTATAGTAATAACAATCTGTTTTCTCTGGACGTACAACTTCTACACTTTCTCCTTGTAAAAATTTTACAAATGTTTCCAAGTCTTCATTTGCTTCTTCAATAACTTTGATTGGATATGGACCTTTTATAATTTGTGTGTCGTCATTTTTGTCTGCAAAATTTATGCAACGTAAACTAATATCTATATCGTAAGGAATCTTGGCTTTATCTGCGATGCCAACAACTACTTTTCTAAGTTGTCCCCATTCGTTTGTGTTCATTTAAAGACTTTCATGTCTGGAAGATATGGATAATCTTCACTGCTCCATTCCTTTGTTGGTTCAGTGACGTTTTTTAATAATTCAATACCAAGTTGTGCAGTTTCTGGAGTCATGTAATAATGATATCCTATGTATTGGATGTCTTGTTCCCCCCAAGGCTTGTCATCTGTCCTGCCGTCATGTGCCATTGCTTTTAAAACTCCGTAATCTTTTTCTGTAGGACATAATATTGCACCGCCTCTACCTAAACTTAACATTTTTTTATGTTGAAAACTTAAACACTTATAGGTGTTGGGCATATAACTATTAGGTTTGAAACTAACAGCTCCATCTATGATGCTTGTACCACCTAATACATATTCTTCCTTCCAAGAATCATCAACAAACTCCCAACTAAGATTTAACTTCATTAATGTAAAAGGAATACTAATATATGTTCTTGTAGGGATCTTTATGTTGTTAGGTTTCAAGTATCGTAAGCAAAGTTCAATAGAATGGGTGCAACTATCTGTTGCTACAGCAAATGGAGAATTATAGTACTCTGCAATGCGTTTTTCAAACTCCTTGACAATTTCAAACTTAGGATTGATGTTCCATTCAGTGTGCGAATATATCATAACATACGCATATAATTATGTTGTATCTTATGGAACTACATGCCACATGACCCACATTCCTATCCAAGGCTACGCAACATATGACACTTTAAAGACATGCATTGTGGGCCGTGGATACAATCATGATCAATTCAATCATATCAAGAATCAAAAAGTAAAGGATGTGCTGTTCAGAATTTTAGATGAGACAGAAGAAGACTATCTCAACCTATGCAACATTCTTAAACTAGCAAATGTCGAGGTGTTACGTCCTGATATCATAGATGCTGATGTAACTCGCAGGCCAGCCAATCAACCAAGAGATGACATGGCAGTTATTGGCAAAACACTTTATGTCAACAATAACAGACCCGAGTACGCATCCATTTTAGATCGCGTGGAAAACAAAGTTATTGTTGAACAGTGTGAACAAACCAAATTGGTCAGCACAAGTTTCATCCATAGATTGGGCACCAGTATGCATTGGGGCACTAACAAACCAGGATGGCGTGACAGTACTTTGGTAAAAAAATACAGCACTCAGTGGCGTGAGGAAGGTTTTGAAGTAGATGTCATGGAGCATGAAGGTCATGGTGACTGCACATGGTGTGTGCCTAAACCTGGGTGCATAGTGACATTGTTTGACATACAAAATTACGAAACAAAGTTTCCAGGCTGGGACATCTGCTATCTTGAAGACAAATACTGGGACCACATGTCGCCTTTTAGAAAAATAAAACAACGCAATAATGGCAAGTGGTGGGTGCCTGGCGCTGAAGACCAAGATGAATTTTCCGATTTTGTGGAAACTTATTTGCAAGAATGGGTGGGATTTGTGGAAGAAACTGTGTTTGAAGTCAACATGCTTAGTATAGACACTCACACAGTGCTAGTGAACAACTATAACAAAAAAGTGTTCGACTTTTTAAAAAAACACCATGTGACACCAGTGATAGCACCCTTTAGACACAGATGGTTTTGGGATGGTGGAGTACACTGTGTTACTCAAGACCTATATCGTCAGTCTGCGGAATAATGTTGCACTTTAATCAAAAAATAGTATAACATTAAGTAACACATGCCTGTGCTGAAATCCAAACACGCTGTCCTCACTCCACAGGATCTACATTCTCAAACATCTATGATAATCAAAACTATGCTGTTGAATCATTCACCTAAACAAGTTGCAGAATTGATGAGTGCATTTTTAGAAGCTCACTGTAAAGAAGCACGTCCTGATTTAGAACTACAAGAATTTATACAAAAGTTTGATAAGCAACATCGCTTGTAGATTGACTACGTCAATCGCTTGTCGCTTACGCTCAAGCAGTTTCTTTTACGAAGTAAAGTTGTCGTCATCACGTTGATGAGCAGTCATAATTCTGCTTCACAGCAGAACTATAACTTTTGATACATCACGTTTGTATCGCAGTCATCCAATCTCGCTACTCATCGTCGGGTGGTTGTGCTGTGCCCGTTCGCTCATTCTATACAACGCGATCTGCTTACATCTAGATTGAATTATTTGTAAACAGACTGTGGGTGGATCTTTTTCTCGCCAGTGCCACATCATTGTGCCTTGTGCATCAAGAGATTCGCCGCCATTCTTCATGGAGTAGTTCTCTGTGGTCTGAGATGCTATATTAGCCTATGATGTTGTGGATTGTGCCTGATTGCCTAGCACACTATTTTATGTCTTCCGATTTTTGGTCTGTTGCAAACTGGTCTGGAAAGTCTCTATAGAGAAAATGCTGTATGGTTTCTCCATCTACTAGAGAATTAAAAGTGACATGTGATTCATCGATGTTTTGTTCGTTCCTTAGGACAGCTGTCATGGCATCATCTAGTTGTTGCATATTTTTGAACTCCATCATAATGTGGAACTCCGGCAATGCCATGGATCTAAAACCAAGCTTCATACGCATGATTCTATATTTTTCCATTTTGCCTATCTTTACCATACTGTCTAGGAACACTGACATTTTTTTTACAAAAGTATAGGCATCAGTATTAGGGGAATGGTCAGCAAAAATATGATAGATATCCATGTGTAAATGTGTTATAGTAATTATAGATGAAAGTTTGGTACGAACATCCTTATGGCAGACTGGATCGCTATGACATGCAATGGGTCAAAGTCATTGCAGAAGTCGAACCAGAAGAACAGGAACAGGCACTGGCACAAGGATTTATCGATGTTGGCAAACATTGGTTACAGGTGAGATCATCCAGGATAAACATCAAGGAATACATCAAGACAGCAAAAAAATTTAAACAACGCAAAGGCGTCTCAGTAGAGAAATGGAGCGGCACATTTGCTTTGAAACATCAAAACTTATTGCAGACAGTGTATGATGATTTTTTACAACACAACAACTTTCATGATTCATACCCTTTCACCAATGCAGACATTTCTGATAAAGAAACATTTTATTGTTATTATTATGAAAATAGATTGGTGGCTTGGTCAGTATGGACCAAGTATGGACATTCCATTGACAATTGGCAGTACGCTTGGGACTATGCCAAACCAAGTCTGCATCTTGGAAGATATTCCATGGATTATGAAATAAGGACAGCACACGAGAAGGGATACAATTGGTTTTATCTTGGAGCATCATATGATCAGTCTTGTTCCTACAAAGCAAATATTCCAGGATTTCAGTGGTGGACAGGCAAAGAGTGGAGCACAGACATAGGATTGTATCTAATGCATATCAAAGCAGATAATTTTGTAGAAGATCTCAGTGATCTTGAAAATGTTTTTAAAGGTGTATATGGATTGCACAAGCCAGCTAGTCGTTAAAGCGCCACGATACTACATCATCTAAATTTTCTTCGCTCCATTTGTTATAGTATTTTGTTTTTTGTAAATTTTTTGAAAATGCATTAAGTCTTTCCAGTCTTTGTATAACCACCAACACTAAACTGCCGTGATTCATTTGTATGCCATCAATGGTCTCGACACTTTTAGGATGATCCTCTAGTGCAACAAGATCCCTTGAACGGAACTCCTTATTAAGTTTAAGCACTTCTTCACTCAACAGGCCGTGACTTATTTCTAAGTGCTCGGACGCAATAATCATCGCTTCCCATTCATCAGTCCAATGCACCATTTGTTTTCTGCATTCATCCCATATTGCTGTTTGTGTTTCAATTATTTTAACTTTATTTTGTAATCTAAATTGTCTTGCATATGGGCAAGGAGGCATGTTTCCAAATGACGGATGTGGTTTTTCTACAAATGTTTCCATCCATTTGACTATAGATTCAACAATTCTTGGTGAGGCCTGGTGCATATAGTATATACTACTACAATGACCTGGTTGTATCAAGGAAAAACTGTTGATGATATCCCCGCCGATAAAATTGGATTTGTGTATCTAATAACCAATTTAGATAATGGAAAAAAATATATAGGAAAAAAACTAGTGCAGTTTAAAAAGTCTCGTCCTCCACTAAAAGGAAGAAAAAATAGAAGACGATATCAAGTTGAATCAGATTGGCGAGAATATTATGGATCTAGTGACAAACTTACTGAAGACATTGAACACATTGGAAAAGACAAGTTTAAAAGAGAAATTTTATTTTTTTGTAAATCAAAAGCAGAATGTAATTATGTAGAAGCACGTGAACAGTTTGCACATAAAGTGCTAGAATCTGATGATTGGTACAACGGCCATATCAGGGTAAGGGTACACAAACTTACTAGAAAAATTAACAATGATTGTTGAAAAATTAACACGTAAACAGTTTGTTGATTCCTTATCCAATCGATACACATTACCAATATGGACACAGTTTAAAGTGTTTCACGACACATCTGAACACAGTGTTAGCATTGATATTGATGGTGATACTATATTCACAAAAACTTTTGCTCCTGGAATAAAACACCACATCAAACTAGATGATAATTATGATTTCCGATCAAGCAGTGTAAAACGTATTACAATAAGTTGGCAGGGTGAATCTGAAACAGCAAACAAATATCTAATGTTTGATAAGTGGAGTGTTAATAACCAACTAATAGCATCTTGGAAAGCAATATATGTGCCCGATGAAAACAACTATATTACAAATATTAAACAGAACGGCACTGATCAAGAAAAACAGGAACTAAGAAAAAAAATTTTATTTTGTGGACATAGGTTCGGTTGGTTCGGAAAAATAGTGTGGGACTTTCTTATTGGTGATAGGATAAATCTCCAAACTAAAAGAGATATAGATAAAAAACAATTATTGGCAGCGATAAGATGGACGCCCATTTTTTTAGAACAAAAGGAGGCAAGAGAGCGTGACCAACTCAACAAAAAAAATTAATCGATTTGATAGTTTTACTAGGCTACGTTCAGTAATACTAGGTGATATAAATTGGAGCTTATGTGATATTATTGAAGACCCTGTAAGAAAAAATTATACGCAAGAAATGTTGGCAGATCTGTCTGAAACATTCCAGCACTTTGAAAAAATACTGAGGAGTTTCGACATACACATTGATAGGCCAAAAATAATCCCATATGATAAAAACAAAACATACGTAACTCCTTATTTTGATGTAGCTGGAATCAAAAGTCCAGTTACCCCATCCGATTCATTTTTATGTTTGGCAAACACAGTGGTTGAAGTTCCTTCTGTACAAGAGTCATCCTTTTTTGATTATGTACAGTACAAACACATATGGCAGGAATATTTTGATAACGGATCACAATGGATATCTGCACCAAGGCCTACGTATCATCCTGACCAATATGACAACGAAGAATACTATAACGAATGTGCAGAGCCATTATTCGATGGTCCTTGTGTAGAACCAATTGGCAACGTTGCGTTTCATTCAGAAAGTTTTACACTTAATAAAAGAGCCAAAATCTGGTTAGAGAGAACATTCCCTCAATTCAAATTTATAGAAGTAAACACTGCTCAAAGTCATTTGGACGGATACTTCCGTGTTTTACGTCCTGGATTACTTTTGTCAGCAATACCAAAAAATAAACTTCCTGATCATTTTGCAAAATGGGACGTAATCCATGCTGAAAAAATGAATTATACACCACCTGAAATAGTATCAGAATTTTTGCAAGATGATGACTACGAAAATACTACACTTGAAGTAAATGGCCTTAGCATTGATGAAGATAACTTTGTTTTCATGAAACACCAAATAGATTACCACCCAAAAATGGTCAAACAGATTGAATCATATGGCATCAATGTCATTCCATTGCCTTTTGATAGCAGTAGATTTTTGAATCAAGGGATCAATTGCATAGTGAACACCACTTGCAGAGATGGCAAATTAGAAAATTATTTTTCTTAATTACAGATAATATCCAAGTTTTTTTTGACAAATTTTAGAATTAGCATATAATTTTTGTATAGATTATGCATGAACAAGAACTGAAACATTTTCGAGAAAAATGGAAGCCTGACTATGATAAGTTCACATATTCAGGTTGGAAACTATTAGAAAAGTTTTTACCAACTGACACAATTTTAGACATTGGGTGTGGATATAATTTGTTTAAAGAACATCTAGGAGATCAAGTTTATGGTATAGATCCTGCCAATGATTGTGCAGATGAAGTGGTTAGTTGGGAAGACTTCACACCAAAAAAGGATTTTAATGTGTATCTATGTCTAGGCAGTTTAAACTTTGGCACCTTTGAACAAGTCAACAGTCAAGTGCAGAAACTGGCAGGCACAACACACAAAGGTGATAGAATATATTGGAGACAAAATCCAGGCACAGCACATCATCCATGGAAGGGTGTAAAACAAGTCAAGTTTTTTCCTTGGACCAAACAACACAACATTGATTTTTGTGCCAAATACAATTATAGGCTTGCTGAGCTAAAACAGGACAGCGGCAATAGAATATATGCTGAATGGCAAAAAATTTAATTACTCGACTATGTCTGTAAATGCATAGGAAGTAAATCCATTTTCTTTGGTTACTTTCAACACATTGTTAACACGTCCTTGCAGTTCATCTCTATGTGATATAAGATATATGTTTTTGTGACGTTCTCGTGCAATTTGTTTTAGTATGCCAATGGCATTCTCCACACCTGCTGTGTCCATACCAGAGTCAACCAATTCATCAATAAACATCACATTGATGTTGTGATACAGCATTTCCCACACATCTCTGAATGCCCAACACAAACTAAGAATAAGTCTATTGCGTTCACCTCTGGATAAATTATCAAAGTCAAGATCACGTCCAAGTTCTGTTATTTCAACAGTAAGATCTGATTGAAACACAACTTCGTGTGGCAATCCTGTTTTGTCAAGATAAAATGCTAGTCTTGAATTCAAGTAAGTTAAGTTTTGATCAATTACTCTCTTACGCACAAATGAATCTTTTGAAGTCAAAAGTTTATACAGAAACTCTTGATGATCTTGCAGTTTGCGTAAATTATTCATTTTTACATAGGATAGTTCTTGTACAGCAGAAGTTTTTAATTCGTCAATTTGTTCTGCATATGGATCAACTTCTTTGGTTTTAGTTTCAAGTTGTTGTCCAAGATATTCGACTGTGTTTTCATGCTTGTATGCTTCTTGGGCTGTGTCATAGTATGTGTCTGGTTGATCTAGATCACCAATGCTTTGTATTTTTCCGCTCAAGTTTGTTTCCTGTGTCACCAGTTCTTCAACATAACCTTCAAACTCTGTGCGATCCTTAATTAACTTATCAACCATCTGCTGATGTTTTTCATCTTCCATTGTGCCACCGCATGTTGGACAAGTTTTGTTCTGTGTTTTATCAATAGAATCAAGTATGTCAGTCAGTTGTTTAGTTGACTGTTTGATTGCAGTTTGCACAGTGGCCAACTCACGTTCCCATGTTCTTTTTTTCTCAAAATTTTCTTTGTACAATTCTAACTTTTTATGAAACTCAATTTCTTTCTGTATGTCCACTTTCATCAACTCTTCCAAAGACACTGTTAGTTTTTGAATCTCTTCTTTTTGTTGTGCTCGCCAACCACGTTGACGTTTTTGCAGTGCATCAATCGAAGATTGTATTTTTTCATTGTTGCGTTGGATCTCATCCAACCTTATTTCTTCTTCTTTGATTACTTCTTTGGTCTCTTTGGTTTCTTCTTTTAGTGCTTCTGCTTTTTCACTTAGCAAAGTTATACCCAACAACTGTTCGATGATATCTTTTTGTTCGCTGGCACGTAATCCAAAAAACGGAGGAGCATATGTGTGCAACGCCACAATGTTTTGGAACATTATGTGTGACATGCCTAATATTTTAGTGATGTCTTTTTGTGTTTCCCTAGAGTCACCTTGTGCTTCATCATCTGTATCGGCTTCGCCATCTACATAAAACTTAATGGTGGCCGGCTTTCTGCCACGCTCTATTTTGTAGTTTTTGCCATCAATTTCAAATTCACATGACACCACCATACCACGTTCATTTGTTTTGTTTACAAGATTATCTCTTTTTATATTTGTTAGTGCATCACCAAACAATGCAAATGACAGTGCATTTAATATTGTTGTTTTTCCTGTTCCATTTCGTGAACCTGCATCATCGCCACCAAGATCGATATTTTGTCCCAGCACTAATGTAAGATCATGCCCCTCAAAATTAATAGCTTGTGTCACGTTGCCCACTGACATAAAGTTTTTAACTGTAAGTGTTTTAAGTCTAATCATAAATTTTTGTATATTTCTAACAACAGATTTCGATCATAGTGTTCAGAGTCTACAGCCATCAACTGACTATGTACAATTTCATCAATTGATTCGAATGCTTGTGTTAAGTCTGTAGAATCATGTTGGGTAATATCACGCTGTTGCATAAAAGTCATTTCTCGCAGTTTGTATTGTCCAATAAAAGTATCTTTAACAAAGTTAGATTCTTCGTAGGTTATTTCAGTGTCAATGTCTACTCGAACATATGCACGTTTTTTAAGCACTGATGTGTTGTGTAAAACTTCACTAAGTTTTAGTGTTTGATACACTGGCATGTGTGGCCAGTCATGATACACAGGATCACCACCATGCTCCAGCACCATGTAGCCACGTCTGAAATCATTAGCATCGGAATAATTGTGCGGAAATGCATTGCCAATGTAATGTATGTTGCCTTTCATCTGTCTCCTGTGAAAGTGTCCTGAAAACACATAGCCATGATGTGTCAAGTCATTGGAGGATAATTCATTTGTATCAGGCATGCTGACCATTGCATTCATCAGGAAGTGTGGCAACTCAAAGTGGCCAAACACGTACGGCTTTGCTGGCATGTCTTTGAGTTGCTTCCATTCCTCTGACACCAACCACGGGATAAACGCACAATCCTCTGTGTACAATGGCTCCAGAATTAGGTTTAAGTTTTTAATGTGTTTGGCAAATTCGATGGAATTGACTGTTCTTGAGTCTTTATAATACAAGTCATGATTGCCAACAAGAAAATAGTTTTGTGCGAAAGCGGCAGATATTTTTTCTAAGTTTTTAAGAGAGTGTTGCAGTGTAGTAATGTTTAGTGTAGCACGTTGATGATGCCAGTCGCCTAAAAATATACAAGTGTCACAGTTTTGTGATTGGGCGTGTTCCACAAACCAATCCACATATCTGTCACAGTCCTCATTGAACTGTCTTGAATTGCCTTTGTTTCCAAAGTGTATGTCAGCAAACACAGCCGCACGTTTAAAAGTTTGCATGTAGTTTTATTATAAGATAATTATTATAATAATGCAATATGGATTTTATTCAAACAACATCATAAAATTTGGCCCTTACAAAAATTACACTTGTAATGCCCACGGCTATAGAACACATGAATTTGATGATTGGTCAAACCATTGCCTTGTGCTAGGTGAATCCAATGTGTTTGGCATCGACGTGCCTAATGGCAAAACAGTGTCCGCACAGTTAGAACTGCAAGTTGAAGAAAAAATTTATAATCTAGGACTCCCGGGAGCTTCATGCGAAGAGTGTGTGAGAATATTGTATTCGTTTGGTGAGACACCTGCACCAAAAAAAGTCATAATGATATGGCCATATTTTTTACGTAGAAATTACCAAGATTTACATATAATGGAACGTATTACCGGAAGTCATGATGTGGACTATACAAAATACATTGCACACAATACTAAAGATATGGATGTGGCACATTTTTTACAACAGGTGTTTTTTGTGGAACAATGGTGTGCATGGAGGCGTGTGGATTGTTATCACTTCCTTGTGTCAAGCCAGGACAAAGAATCTTTATTGGCCAATGGCAAAACATTTGAAAATTTATTTTTAGACAGTTTTGAGAATCATGCTCGAGACCTTGGAGATGAAGGCGGACACTTTGGCACTGGAGCTCATAGAGCTTTTGCAAACTACATCAAAACTTCTTGCTTTTAGCGGCAAGATCACGCTCTGCTTTTTGTTTTATTTCCCACTCCATTTGTCTTGTGTGGGATGGCATCATGCCATTTTCTTGCAGGATATCATCGCGTAAAGCCTGATTCTTTTTTTCAACGTTCAATATTCTTGTAAAAGAGTTTGTGATTGCGGCAGTGTAGTATGCAAAAGGATTATCAGACTTGGATTCATCGAACTGCAAACCAATCTGAGATAGTTGCATCAGTGCTTGACCTTGCATTTCGTCATTGTATGTATAACCACGCCAGTTGCCTCTAGTGCCATATCTTTGTGTCAGCAACAAAAACATCCTTGCTAGTTTATTGGTCATTTTGCCATGATCAACAGAAAATCTACCATTTTGTAGTCCTTCCTTCCAATGTGATTTTCCAACACACATCAATTCACCTGCGTCGTTATATCGCCAATGTTGGAAGGGTGGAAAGTTTACTTTCATTTTGGAATCTGCAACTGTTTTTGGTTTGGCCTTTCTGTTGGAGTTTGGTATGTGATCAAATGTCATAATCCTAAACACAACATCATTTTTATCAAAGTTTTGTGGTTTAATTATTTCACCTGTGCGTTTAGATATACGTTTTGCACGTTCTCTTTTGGCCTCGGCCACAGTGCGAATGTTTATTTTGTTCACCGAGGGTAAGATCAGATCATATTGTTTGTCATCATCTGATATAAAAGCACAGTATGTTGACTTGGACTTGTGTATTTCTGATAACATGTCCTTGTTGTTGAGATAATTTACTGCCATGTGTTAATTATAAACTATACACTTAATTTATGCAATAAATATTTGTAATGGCAACTTTCTCGAACTTTTTAAACAGAGGATCTAACTTCCTTACTGGAGCAGTTGGATCTGTAGCAAATAGATTATCCCAAGCTGGTTTGCCTATAGGAGGTATATTCAACACAAAAACACAATCAAGTTTACAGTCCAATGTTGGATCGCCTTCTTCAACAGGAGACTGGGCAGTAAAGATCACTGTTACAGATTCTGTGTTTGCAGATTTAATGGCCGGAGAATCCATTTTTCCAGGAGCATTTCAAAAAATCAAAGGCATTAGATTTCCGGTGACACCATTTATTAACATGTCACATTCAGCGGCATACGATGCTAGATCAGTAATACACAACAACTATCCGTATTATGCATATCAAAATTCACAAGTTGATCAAATGACCATTGCAGGATCTTTTCCAGTGCAAACAGAAGCAGATGGACGCAATTGGTTGGCATCATTACATTTTTTAAGAACAGTAACAAAAATGTATTATGGTGAAGGCACAAACTCGGGCAACCCACCTCCAGTGTGTAGGCTCAATGGCTATGGTGATTTTGTCTATCGAGATGTTCCAATTATAATAACAAACTTTACAGTTGAATTGAGGGAACAGGTGGATTACATTGGAGTCAGTGTGCCAACAGGCAGTGAATCAAATGTAAGAGTAGGCACAGGCCGATTCGGTGCGGCAAACAGATACGCACCAGAGGAACTCAACAGGCCTGATATATCTCCAGGACAAAGAAATGCCATTTTAGGATCACCCAATCCAACCTTGGCAAAAGAGAGTGCTGGATCAATAAACTATGTGCCAACCGACTCTCTGATATCTATTACAGTGGTGCCAGTGTACTCAAGAAACAAAGTCTCCAGATTCAACCTCAAGGACTTTGCATCTGGCAAACTTACTAGGAATGAAGGATTCATCTAATGGCTCAATACGCAAAAACATCTCCATATTACACAACAGGACAAGGCACTGAGACACTTGGCCTATTGAGTAAAAGACTTTTTGCCTTTGAAGCAGATGATATCCTATATGAAATAGATTCTTTTTACGAAAGACGTCCTGACCTCCTCGCTTTCGATCTTTATGGTACAGCAAAACTATGGTGGGTGTTCATTCATCGAAACATGGATGTAATTACAGATCCTATATATGATTTCACAGCAGGCACCCAAATACGTATTCCAAAAAAAACTACACTAGCAACATATTTGGGGATATAATAGATGTCTTACAATAGACTTATAAATTTCCAAAACTTTAAAAACACTGCTGAACAAACCAAGAAAGAGTCAGTGCGTGATACTAAATTTTTACGTAACACTGGTGATGATAGTCAACCATCAGATATAAGGTTGGTGTTGGATGACATTGAGCAAATAAACAGAAAAAATAGTTTAATTCAACAGACAGGAGCTCCCCAGAGCAACTTTGCGCCATTTGGCACAGTGCTGGCCAGTGAGTCTTCAAGCAATTATCAACCAAATGTAGATGCCCCTCCAAGGCAAAATCCTTTGCATGACTTTGAACCAATAAACTACATACTATCTCTCAGTTGTATTAGTAGGACAGATTTTAACACTAACGGTAATGCAAGTGAAATACTAATTGCTAAAAGTGGTGGTAAGGGTCGTCAAGGCGCCGGAGTGCTTGGCAACGATTACTACATTGACAATTTGGCCGTTACAAATACTGTATCTCCTACAAATGAAGGAAAATCCGGAAGTGTATATCAAGTTACATTTGAAGTTACAGAACCATTTGGCACATCTTTTATTGATGCTTTAATTATAGCATCTAAAAGTTTAGGATATGACAATCATCTTAAAGCAGTTTACAAATTAAACATTGAGTTCAAGGGTGTTAATGATGCAGGCAATCCTGCTAGTGAGCCTGTTGGATTTAGTTCGCGTATCATACCAATACACATTTATGCAGTGGAAATGCGTGTGGAAGCAGGAGTAACAACATATCAATTGCAATGTGTGCCAGCAACCTATTTGGGTCTTACAGAAGTACATGGCGTCACACAAGAACAAATCACAGTGTCCGGAGACACTGTGGGTGATGTGCTTGAAAACTTTTTTGAACAATACAACAACACGCTACAAACATTGGCAGAACAAAAACGTATTGACCAACCAGATGAGTATGAATTTGCAAGATCAGAATCCGCCAGTGCAATTATTAATTCAAAAATTCCATATGATCAACAATCAGCATCGTCCAACGTATTGAACATATCAAATGTTGAAGCAGGTCCCCCTAATAGAAGTGGCAGAATGATCAGTGTGCCAAGAGGCACATCAATTCAAGCTTTTATAGAAGCACTGGTTCGTGAGAGCGAATTCTATAGAAGCCAATTTGACCAAGATGGACAACCAATTGCAAAAAACAAATTTTTACAAGCACTCAGAACAAAAACTAGATTGGAAATATTATCCACCACTGGCGGTGGCGGTGGCAACAGACCAAGATATAAATTTTTCTGGATATTAAGGCCATTCAAAGTCAGCGAAAATTATTTTAAAAAAGACGCACAAACATCTGACATGAGCAATGTACTTCCTGTCCGTGAGTACAATTATTTGTACACTGGCAAAAACAAAGACATATTAGATTTCAATGTCATATACAGATTTGGCTTCTATCAAGCTATTCCATATCTCAAACAGTCTGGTGAAGGTCAATCCAACGATGCTGTGTCTGGTGAAAGTGCAGGAGAGGCAGTTGAAGAAGACACTACAGGACAAACTGGCATTGGCACATCACAAGTTACAACAGAAGCAACACGAACATCAAAAGATGGCTTTATCGCTGATCTAAACACAGTCAATGGTGAAGTGGCCACAATATTCGAACAGGTGATACAGGATCCTTCTGCAGATTTGTTGGTCACACAGATGGAAATACTTGGAGATCCTGTGTGGATTGAACAAAAAAGTGTTTTAAATGAATCTTATCAGGATTCATATTTACAAGATTCTCCATGCATAGATAGATTTGGAGCTGTTACAACAGATGAATATGAAGTGTATGTCAAAGTTAATTTCAAGACACCAACTGATCTTGACGACAAAACAGGACTATTCAAAATTGCTGATGCGGCATTTTTCGAAGGGCAATACAAAGTGTTCATATGTGAATCAAGATTTGCTGGTGGATTGTTTACAAATGTTTTACAAATGGTGAGAATGAGACATCAACCAACAGATGCAGAAAGAGAAAGTATTAGTGAACAAACAACAACAGGAAATTATTTGGGAGAAACAAGTGATACTGCTGGACAAGATGTTGATGCCAGCAACACAACAGGAAATGTGAGTTTAGGTATAGGTGGTGAATTTGAGGAAGGACCAAATTTCCTAGATAGATTGCCTGTACCTAAAATAACCGTTGAAACAATAGGCACTAGGAATAGGGTAAATCCAAGAATACCAAACAATTAAAAATGGCAGAAAACAGAACAAAAAAAGTTAGTGATATAGAACAAAGCATTAGACAGTTTCCTGGTCCTTATGTTGGCTATGTTAAAAATCCAACAGACGTCAATAGGATGGGCAGACTGTTTGTGCATATTCCGGCACTGCATGGTGCATATGATGAGGCATCTAAAAAACAATCAGCACAAACGGTGCCATGTTCATATTGTTCTCCTTTTGCAGGACAGACTCCACTGCAGGACACAAGCAAAGATCCAAAAAAATTTTCCAACACGCAGAAGTCCTATGGCTTTTGGATGGTGCCACCTGATATTAACACTAAAGTGCTTGTGATGTTTGCCAACGGAAATGTAAATGATGCATATTGGATAGGTTGTGTGTTTGATGACTACATGAACAACATGACTCCAGGCAAAGCATCAAGTACAAACTTTATTGATGACAATGAAGAAACCAAATACAGTGCGGATTTTAACAGTGTGCCTGTAGCTGAAGCACAACGCAAAGCCGAGTCATCAGATGTTGCGCCAAACACAAGGGCAAGAGAAGACACTAAATTTACTGTCAGACCAGTGCATGTCCCAGAAACTGACACACTTGTGTCCCAAGGATTGATCACAGATGACGTTAGAGGAGTAACATCCTCTTCAGCCAGGCGAGAAACGCCATCACAGGTGTTTGGCATATCGACTCCTGGTCCGATTGATTTTGAAGGACAAAAAACAGTAAAAAGGGAATCTATCAACAGACACGGAAAAATTTACAACGATTCTGGCAACGAATTCGATTTTAAAAATGTAGCACATTCAAGACTAGGAGGCAACACATTTGTAATGGATGACGGCACTCCCAAGTTACGTGAAGGCAACACAGACGTCACAGAAATAAAAGATGAAATGATAAGACTACGAACAAGATCCGGAGCACAGTTGTTGTTGCACAACACTGAAGGACTTGTGTACATCATAAACAATGACGGCACAGCATGGATGGAATTTTCCAAAAATGGAAAAATTGATATCTATGCCAAAGATAGTGTAAGCATACACACAGAAAATGATTTCAATTTGAGAGCGGAACGCGATCTAAACATGGAAGCAGGCAGAAATGTAAACATCAAAGCCACAGGACAAAACACAGGTGACACACTGGTGAACTCCACTGCCAGTGCTACAACTGGGAGAGTGCGAATCGAATCTGCAGCCAATACCGAACTGTTCATTGGGTCAGATGGTCTTATTCGTGCAAAAGATATAAAAACATTTGCTACCAATGACTTTTTAGTCAACACTACCAATGAAATACATTTTAATACTGAGGGCAAAGTGACCAGTTCTGTCCTATCTGCACTTACTACATATGATATTACTGACAGTGACACAACACAATCTATAACAAAACGTGTGCCAACGAACGAGCCATATCGCGAACATGAAAATAAGCCAGCAAACACCAAACCATTACTTACAGATAGAGAACAAGCAGATCAAAGGTTTTTAGGATAATGCCAGGCATCTGCAGAGACAACGATACAGCAGTTGGAGATCTTATTCCAAGTCAGACCAAAGTGTTTGCCAACGGAGAAGAAGTAATTGTAAATGGTGATGCAGTGGCATCACATGGCATATCACCACACAATGCCGCAACAATG